CTTGGTTATTCCAATGCAATGTTATTGGTTAAAGGAGGTAAAAAGATTATTGCTACTAAAAAATCAAGACTTTTCAAATTTATTTTCCAAATTGATGATGAAATTTCTTGGCTTTATGAAACTAAACATACTGAAATATTTGTTAGTGAAGGAAAAAAATTTGTTGTACTACCATGGCAAAATTGGCATTTTAGTATGATTAAAAAAGTTTCAGAATTATACTATTCCTATAGTAACTTTTTTATATCCTCTTACTTAGAGTCAGGATTAAATTTAAATCAATTTCAGTCTTTTATATCTATAAAAACTTTAAATCTTTTTTCTCAAAGAAGAAAATTAGAAATTTGGTTCGGTTCATTTAGATATCTCTATTTAAACAGTCTATCTACTCACACTAATGTATTAGAATTAATAAAATCTATGGTAGATTATGATTATGATCCTTACATGTATATGATTCAAAGATGTTTTGCTAAGAATTTCAAACTTATCCATGACTTTGCTCAAAAAGATATAATATATGATATATTAACAGAAGAAACCTTTGAAAATTTTGATTTATGTGCAGAGAAATTTGATGAAGCAATTTTCATGACTAAAGCGCCATTTGATAGACAAAATGAGCATTTAAAAAATCTCAGATCTGTTTTAGAAACCCATGATTATTTTATGCAATTTTACGGGACTTTAAACCCTTCAAAAATTTTAGAAAAATCTACTGTAAATATCCATTCCGAAAATTATCTAGAAGAGCTTTTTACTGATGACTTTAAGTTTGATCCAAAATTATGTTTTTGTATAGGAAAATTTGCCGCAAAACAGATTCAAATGATGACTACAAAAGAAAATTTGGGTCAGAAATTTTCAAATATATTAAATGATTCTTACACCTCAATTAAAACTAATAAAGGAATGAGATCAGATGAAGGGAAATTTTGGGGAAATAAAGGTTATGATGTAATATTTGATAAGCCTGAATACAAGAAACTTATATTAGATTTCTTGAATAACTTCCCTGAAACTAGAGGACAATATAACAAAATCTTAGATGATAATGAAATAAGTTTAAAAAATAAAATTGAGAGTTTAGAAAAATTAGTCTTTCAATTTGACATGAAAGATAAAGATCAATATAAGGGTTCACGTGAAATTTATGTCATGTCAGAAACAACAAAAATTCTACAACAACCTTTAGAAAGAATGTTTAAAGAATTATGTAAATTTATACCTAATGAATTGATTAACAAAAAGAGTAATATTAGGCCAAAGTACATTCACTCTAAAGTATTTGAATTTTCTTCAGAAGAAGATGAGAAAACTTATTGTACTCTTGACTGTAGGAAATGGGCACCAAGATCAAATATTTGGAAATATTTTTATTTTGTCTTAGGAATGAAAGAATTATTACCTGAAGGATTTTATGATTATTTTATTAATGTTTGGTTTTTTATGTTTAACAAAAAAGTTAGAGTACAAAGCTTTTATGTTGACAAAATTAGAAATAATAAATCTACAGAGCTTTTAGCAAGATTTTTTATTAAAAGAAAAGAAGATGATGACTTTGAATTACATATGCCTTACAGTTTTATGATGGGCATTTATAATTATCTTTCATCATTATTTCATGCAGTGACTCAGTTATATTTTAATGAAAAAATATCTTCTTTAGATGGGGTGCAATTTAACTTACAAGCACATAGTGATGACAGTGGAGGAGTAATCATATCCCAGTCTTATGAAAAGAATTTGAAATATTTTAAAGTGTATGAAATCTTCCAAAAAAGCTGTAACCATTTAATGTCAAATAAAAAATCATCATTATCAAAAACTTTCTTTGAAATTATATCAATTATGTACAACAAAAAAAGATTAATACCAATGACTCATAAATTTTTAGCTAATGTTTCTTTTGAACCAAAAGGAAATGGTTGGGTTGATGATATATCAACAGTTGTTTCAAAGGTGGTTGAATTATTTAGCAATGGAGCAACGATGTTGCAATGTTACTTAACAATGTTATCAATGGGAGAAATGATTAGAAAATTTTATCATTTGCCCAGATTTACCAATCTGTCTGCATTACCATTAGCTTTTGGTGGGTTATTTAATATGCATCCTTTGCATTTGATATTATTGGGAACTGATGCTCAAGAAATCATGTTAGACCACACAGAATCACCTGGGGCTAGGAGTCTTAGAATTAATTTATATAAAAATCTGTTTAAAGACTACATACCCGGGAAAGGTGCTATAGTGAATTTTAGGATTCCATATTACAAGAGACACCACTCAACAATGGAATTAACAAAAGAAAATAAAGATCTTTTAAATTACATTACCATATGTGGTAAAGGAAGGACTTTGGATGATGTATTGTTGTATCATAATTCCCTTTATAATACTTCTTTTACTTACTCATTAACAGGTGTTGATATGTGTCAAATTTTTACTTACACTCTATTCACAAAAACTTTTATATTAAAAGCAGATGAAAAAACACAATGTGATTTAAAAAGGTTTTGTAAAATGTATGGTGTTTTAAAAAATATTCAATTATCAAGTGATTATCAAAACTACCCTAAATCAAATTTTCATAATTATATAAAATCTGCAGAAAGAA